GGGGATGCAAAAGGTCTTAACCTCTTCCAACGAAACATTAGGGCTTGCGACCATCTCACCAAGAAGCTTTTTAAAGTCTTCGCCAATCAGGTCGTTCTTCAACTTACTCATTATGCAACCTCCTGGCTGCGTTCAATAAAGTACTTTCGGTCACCAACGGTCAAGAGAAGATTCCTTGCCCGCTCAATTCGTTCAACAAGATCGTAGAGGTCCTTGGACGTGAGGTCGTTACCCTCATTCGCCATTACCGAACTAACGGTAGCGACAATGTTATTAGCCTCTTCCAAGAACTTCTTAGTCTGCACTGGATCAAACTTCTGAAACATAACCACCTCAAAAAGAGGGAGGCCGGCCGAAGCCGGCCTCCGGTTTGCCTTAGGCCTTCTTGAACACTCGCGAGTAGTAGTAGTACGTGTTCGCATAAGTGATCTTGAGTTCGTCCTGAACAGCCTTCAGCATCTTCTCTTGCGAGAGACCCTGAGCGGTCATGTCCTTGAACATCTCGAGAGCACGAGCACGCTTGGCGTTATTAGCACCCTTAGCACGCTTTGCCTTTGGAGCAGCCTGAGCCACAACCTTAGCAGCCTTCGGAGTCTTGACCGTCTTGGTCACAGACGCAGGAATGTCGACCTGAGCCTCGGTCTGGTACTTCGACATCTTGCCAAGGACAGCAGTATTCGAAAGACCACCAGCGACAAGCGTCTCAGCGGCGACAGTAGCACGCTCAACCTTATTGAGCGGCAGATTCTCGATGGACAACGGGCCATCATTTCCCGGAATAGTAATAGAAGCCATAATATAAATCCTCACATAACATAACAATACCCGAACTCGTCGTTCGGTATCAGTTAGACTACCTAACCATTTGGGGCACTATACGGTACCGGTCGTCTAGGGTCAACATACAGTACCCTTAAAAATCAACAGGTTACATATAGTTTAAAAATCCTAATAAAAACGCGGAGTTACAACTCCTGTAGAATCAAGGAGTTACAACATCCGCGTGGTTTTGCCGTAATAAGAATGATGCCATATTACAAATATACCTTGTTCTCACAAGGTAACAGCATGCATCCAAACGAGATTCGTTTAGTTGCCTGCTTTCGGTGCTCTTGGCTTACGAACCTTTTTGACCTTCTCAACTACCTTATCAGCTTCGGCCTTCACTTCGGTAGCGACTTCCTTAGCAGCAGTGACAACATCTTGAGCATCTACCTTACCATCTTGGTTAAGGTCTGGAGTCTTCAAAAGCTTCCAAACAACATACCCAGCAACAGCTAGTAGAACGATTACTAGTAACGTACCCATTGTATTCTCCTATTTAAATTTAAATCCAAACATCTCTTTGACGGCTTGCCAAAAAGTTATTGGAGTATCATTATCACTCTTCTTTCCATCAATGTCAACACTATCGGGGACCCATGGTTTATCAAAATGAATTGGTGCACCACCAAAATCCCAAGCATCAGGGTCAGCAGAAGCAGCAGCCAAAGGAGCAGTAGCCTCTACAAGCTCAGCTTGAACCTTCTTTGCTCTTTTCTTCTTTACAATTGCCTTAGCTTTTTTTCTTTTATTCGCTTTGATCGCTTTGACCACTTTCGTCACCTTTCTTTGTTCTTCCGATATTGTATTTGGTTACTAATTGCCATTCACTCTTCTGCTTGAATGGAATGACCTTAATTAATCTCATTGGAGCAACTGGCTCTTTTGTCTTTTCTACATCTACCAAGCCAACTAAACCCCAGTCGGAAAGTAGGTTAACAATTGTGTTTCTTCTTGCAACGTCGTCATCTGTTAGAGATGAAGGGCGGCCATCAAGAGCAAACAGCTCCTTGAAGTGTACTATATAGTACTTACCCTTCTTATGGAGAATATGGCAAGATTGGTAGAGAGTCTTATTCTTCTCTGATGCAATACCAATTCTTGTTAAGGTTTCTTTAACCTTTAGGAAGTCATCATTCTGCTTTAGAGTGACTTCAATAAAGTTGTCTACTGTGATCATCTATTCGCTCCACCTACGCTCATTTTTTCTTTTAATTGTCTAAGCTGGTCAGTAGAAAGTATTTGTACAATATCTTTTGCTTTTCTAATGCTGCATTTGTAGTAATCACAAATCAATTGTATATCTTCATCCACTTCAGCTTTATGCCATTTGGAGAACCTTTTGTTCTTCCTTATACTATTTAGAAGAAAATCAAACTGAAGCTTTTTGTCTAATTCGTGGAATCGGTTCATTTCATTGCAATAGAGCACAGTATCCGCAAAATACGACAAACTACGGTTTACCAAATATGGATTGTATAGTTTCTCGGCTTTTTCCGGGTTTTCCGAGGTAGATACCACATCAATCTTGGTATAATTGATGGCGTTTACAAAGTCGAACGGATTCATACGTATTCGCACTCTGCCATCAACTGACTAAGGCAGGCTACAAGGTTGATTTCCTGGTCTGCAACAAATGCAGCCTTGTATTGATAGTCAGCTAGAATGAGGATAGCCTGTGGGATAGATGTCCCTTTAAGAATTGTAGATAGCGAATCATAGATCTTTCTAAAAAGGACAGATGGTTCAATGTCATTAGACTCAGCCACCCACTTCCTCATATCATTGAACCTTCTATCCTTTAGGATAGTAACAAGCTTGGTGAAGTGTTCATCAGATAGGTTAACAAGTATACCAGAATCAATCTCACCACCAACGCTATACCGCTGAAGCTCATTGAGTACTCTTCGCCAGTCAGGGAAGTGGCGAGCAATCAGCTCACCAACAACATTCTTATTAAACTTGATATTCTCAGTTTCGAGAATCTTGATGGTTCTCTTATAGAACTCACCGGCAAGCAATGGCTTCTCTTTAGGAGGGATCTTAAACTCAACAATAGAGCATCTAGAATGTAATGGTTCAATGATTCTGGACTTGAAGTTACAAGTTAGAATGAATCCACAGTTCTTTGAGAACTCTTCCATGAAGTTTCTCAAAGCTGGCTGGGTGGATTGAGCGTTGAGATAATCAGCCTCATCTAGGATGACCATCTTTCTTCCACCCCCAAACGATACAGTACTAGCGAACTGTTGGATCTCATTTCTTAATGTATCGATACCACCATTCATGGAACCGTTAATGATGATATAGTCACACTTGAGCTGCTCACACATTGCTCTGGCAGCAGTCGTCTTACCAGTACCCTGGGTACCAGTTAGTAGCAAGTTTGGGATAGTGCCACTATCAATAAATGCTTGGAATGTCTTCTTGATGTCCTTAGGTAGGACACAATCAGATATAGTTCGAGGACGGTATTTTTCAACCCATAATACTTCTTCTAGCATAAATTAAGCCTTCTTCGACTTAACGTCTGCAGCAATAAAGTATTCTAGGTTTAGCTTATCGTTCTTGAATGAACTCACACCATTGGATGAAATATTAACCTTATAGTCTCCAGCAATCAACTTCAAGTTCTCAGCGGCAAATGCCATTGCTAGGTCTGCATTAGCGGTGCCGTTGACTGTAAGAGAGAACTTATTGGAGGATGGGTTCTTAGGGTCAGCAACAACAACATTAACCTTGCCATCATTACTAATGACATTCAATTTATCAAGCTGTAGGATAGCTGTAGCCTTAATTACTTCGTTAAGGCCCTGGGCGGTAAGATCAAATGTAATCTCAGGATTGGCTACAGCGATCTTTTGAATTACACTCTCAGAAGGGTGAACAACCATCTCCTGGCTAGCATAAACATACTCTACCGATCTTCCTTCAGAAGAAACAGTTACAGAGTTATCATTAAACGTAAAATCAGGATCTTCAAAGATACTGATCACACCCAAGAACTGTTGCATATCATAGATAGCAAATGAGACCGGGAACGACTCTGTAACCGTAGCCTTCGCAAGAATATTTTTATTAGTGCTAATTGTACTGAGTACGTTTCCCGGTTTCACCAACAGATTAGGATTAATCGACGCAAAGTTTTTTAAGACCTGTAGGGTCTGTGTAGAAATTTTCATAATATAATAAGTCCCTTATCACTTTTCAGTATTACCAACAATATTCTCATACATTGTAGTAAATTCTTCAATGGAAGACAACTCTTGGGCGTAGTTATTTTTATGGAATACCTTTGCCATTTTGTTTAATGTCTTCTTAGGAATCTCATGAATCTTAGATGCAGCATCAATTGCATCCTTAACGAATTCCTTCTCTGCATCAATGCGGGTCAATGAATTTGAAACTTCAACAAGGACTGCTTTCACTTTTTGTTTATCAAATGCCATAATATAATTACCTCAAGTTATTTTTTAATCTTAGAAACATCAGCTGTAGCAGCAGCACCAACAGATGCTAGGGCAGCAAGACTACCACCAAATGTATAAGATCCAGTATGGTTTAGTTGCATCCAAGGACACAACCAAACCTTCAAGCCCATATTACGAACCCACTGACAGAACATATAATCTTCAGAGAGATATCTCTTAGAATACTGTCTAAGGATAGTATTGTTAGGATCATCAACAAACTTAACAATATCATCGGGTGTGGCACCTGGATTGGCTTCCAAGTATGCACGAAGTTCAGCGCCCATATACATTCTCTTACCATCAATTGGTGTATCAAAGAATGCGAAGATCTCTCTTGATCCATCAAAATGAGCCGTACGAACATGGTCTGGCTTATAAGACTGATATGGGAATGTTTCTTGGAACTTCTTGAATGTATTCTTTCGAATCATCATAAAGCCAGTACCAATCTCTAATACCTCAGCTGGCTCACTTAGCTTGATCTGAGTTGGGCCTTCCTTAGCAATAACTGGGTTGAATACATAATCACCAACAAACTGATCAAGAGCATTTGGATTCTCATCTGCAACACCCTTATCAACAGCCTGCTTAACCTTTTCCCATGAAATGCACTTCTTAGGATATGGACCACCGATAATGTCAAATTGTGACTCATCAGACTGAAGAGCCAACAATGTAATAACATCGTTAGGATCAAATCCAATATCAGAGTCAATAAACATCATGTGGGTGAAGTCACTTCTCATAAACTCATCAGAACAATAGTTACGAGCTCTTGTGATTAGTGATTCGTTAAAAAGATAATAGACCTTCATGTTGATACCATACTTCACGCAAAGTGCAGTTAAGTCACACATTGAGCGAGTATAGTTACCGTGACACTGGCCGCCATACATTGGGGTTGCTATAAAGAGTGACCTCTTCCGCAACTCTTCTACTTCAATTTTAATTTCCATTGTTTATTACTCCACGGCGCGAAGGAGACTCTTCTTACCACCTACAGCCTGTGGAGGAGTTACGATCTGGCTGGTAGCCATCTGATAATCATTAATCAACGAATCAACTGGATTCGTAACAAATAGAACACCTGCTGGAAGGAGTTCAAAACCTTCCATTGCTGTTGTGTACTGCATAAATGGAACAAACACCAAACGGTTTTCCTGGAAAGCAAGAAGCAATGGCTTATTGAGCTTTAACTTTGTTTTGGTTTCTTGTAGATCGCAAATGATCTCGTCACCATTTACTAACTTAACAATCTTAATATTCATTATAATTACCTCTGTTGGTTTTTCAAATAACGTGTATATTTCTTCAACTGTCTTAGAGCTTTTTCTTTATGCACTGGGTGCATCTTTCTAAAGAAGTTGATTCCTTGTAGGTGGTCATACTCATGCAAAAAGATTCTGGCAGTCATACCAGTAAACTTTCTTGTCATTGTATTACCGTTAGGTGCTGTAAATCGAACACGAACGTGGGCTGGCCTTTTAACAGGCACAGCAACACCAGGGTAAGATAAGCAGCCCTCAATAAGAGAAACTATCTCTTCTGAGACGTCTACTATCTTAGGATTGAAGCAAGCAAAGACAGGATCTCCTTCCATAACAAACAATCTATATGGAAGACCTACCTGGTTTGCAGATAACCCAATACCCTTATGCTCTCGCATAGTATCCAAAAGATTCCTTGCAAGTTCTTCTGGATCAGTGGGTGGGTTTTGAAAATCAAATAATGGCAATTCTTGTTCTAAGATTGCACTACTATGTTCAATCAACTTATACGCCATACTTTTTATCATGCTCTTTATTTAAGCCATAACTACCATCATATTTATGTAGACTCTCAGCCTTGAATAAAAGAAATTGGCCGACTCGCGTACCCTTCTGAATGCTAAATGGTCCACAATGGGG